GCTAAAGCTGGCGGAATGATGTATGCAAAAAATGGTACATACGTTAAAGCTAAATGTAAATTAGGAAGAAACAAAAAAACATTAATTACATAATAAATGGCTATTGAAACTGAAAACCCAATCAACGAAGAAGTTGAAGTTGAGGAGGAAGCAGTTGTTCAACTACCACCTGAAGAAGGTGAAGAGATAACTGAAGAACCTGAACAGGACTTCTATGCAAATATTGCAGAGACAATTGATGACAAAGCATTATCACAATTAGCTTCAGATTTAATTACTGAATATCAAAGTGATAAAGAATCTAGAAAAGAATGGGAAGACACCTATAGAAATGGTTTAGATCTTTTAGGATTTAAATACAAGTCAACTACTCAACCATTCAAAGGAGCTAGCAATGTCACTCATCCTCTATTAGCAGAAGCGGTGACTCAGTTTCAAGCGCAGGCTTATAAAGAATTACTTCCAAGTGATGGTCCAGTAAAAACTAAAATTGTTGGATTACAAAACGAAGCAGTAGAAGCTCAAGCTCAAAGAGTAAAAGATTTCATGAACTATCAGATCATGGAAAAGATGGAAGAGTATACTCCAGAGTTTGATCAGTTATTATTTTATCTACCATTAGCAGGATCTGCATTTAAAAAAATATATTACGATGCTTTTATGGAAAGAGCAGTGTCTAAGTTTATTCCTGCAGAAGATTTAGTTGTACCTTATTTTGCAACAGATTTAAAAGATGCGCCTAGAATTACACACGTACTAAAACAATCAGAAAATGATTTACTAAAAAAGATGGCTACAGGATTTTACAAAGAAGTAGATCTAATGAAGCCAGAGAAAAAAGAAAACAAAATTCAAGATAAGTATAATGAATTAGAAGGTGTTAAGCCTGTAGAAACAAATGATTATATCTACAGTGTTTTAGAAATGCATGTTGATTTAGATTTATCAGATTATATTGCAGAGAATGAAGAAGATAAAATTAATATTAAAATTCCTTACATTGTAACTATAGAAGAATCTACAAGAAAGATTTTATCTATTTATAGAAATTATGCAGAAGACGATGCTAAATTTACAAGGAAAGAATATTTCTCACACTACAAATTTTTACCAGGACTAGGCTTTTATGGTTTTGGATTGATTCACATGATCGGTGGCCTGTCACGAACAGCAACTACTGCACTAAGACAATTACTAGACGCTGGAACATTATCTAACTTACCTGCTGGATTTAAATCTAGAGGAATGAGAATTAGAGATGATGACCAACCAATACAGCCTGGAGAGTTCAGAGATGTAGATGCACCTGGCGGAAATATTAGAGATCAGTTTCAATTACTACCTTTTAAAGAACCAAGCACAACTTTATTTAACCTCCTAGGTTTTTGTGTAGATGCAGGGAGAAGATTTGCATCAATTGCTGATCAGCAAGTAGGTGATGGCAATCAAGCGGCAGCAGTTGGTACTACAATTGCACTTCTAGAAAGAGGTTCTAGAGTAATGTCAGCTATTCATAAGCGTTGTTACTATGCAATGAAGCAAGAATTTAAACTTTTAGGCAAAGTTATATCGGAATACCTACCTCCTGAGTATCCATACGCAGTCTACGGGGCTGAGAGAGTCATTAAAGTACAAGATTTTGACGATCGAGTAGATATTTTACCGGTTGCAGACCCAAATATCTTCTCAATGTCGCAAAGAGTGACCTTAGCACAGACACAATTGCAAATTGCTCAGTCAAATCCACAACTTCACAACTTACATGAGGCTTATAGACGTGTTTATGAAGCTTTAGGTACTAAAGAAATACCTCAAATACTAAAACCAGACCCAAAACCGTTTCCAAAAGACCCTGCAATAGAAAATATGGAAGCATTACAGTCATTACCAATGACAGCTTTCCCAGAACAAGACCATGATGCACATATTGCAGCGCATTCTGCGTTTATGAGAACTAGAATGGTGCAAATTAACCCAATGGTGTATGCAAATCTACAAGGACATATCTCTCAACACGTATCTATGAAGGCTTCTGCTGAAGTTATGGCCATGATGCAACAAGATCCACAAATGATGGAGTTGATGCAACAAAATCAACAACAATTTAGAGCAATATTTGATTCAGAGACAGCAAAAAGAATTGCACAGATAACTGCAGAGCTTGCACAAAACGAAACTATGCTTGATAGTCAAAAACAAGACCCTGTTGTTATGTTGAAACAAAGAGAATTAGACCTAAGAGCTATGGATTTACAACGTAGGGCAGAAGAGGGTAATATGAAGATAGAAAATCAAGAGGGTCAGTTTGATGAAAGATTAGACTTTGATAGATTAAAATTAGAAACACAAGACGAGCAATCTGATAAGAGATTAGAACTTGCTCGAGAAAAAATGGAGAAACAAAATGAAAAAAAAGCACGGACTGGAAAATAGTTATAAAAAATTAAGAATGGGTGGAATGTTCTACTCTAAAGGTGGCGGGGCAGACATGTCTACTAAACAAAAAACAATTGCAGCTAAAGCACCACCTCCAAATGTATTAGATGGAAAAGACCTTGCAGTTCTTAGAGCAGAAAAGGCAAAAGGCAGAGGCATGGGTCTTCAAGACGAAAAATTAAAACCAGGTAAAGTACAAAAAGCATTTATGGGATTAGCTGTAGAAGCAATGAAAAAAGCAAAAGACAAAGGTGCTAAACCTATTGAATTATTATCTCCTGTAGCAATGGCTAAAAGATTTTTTACTAAAGGTGGAAAAGTTATGAAGGCTAAAGGTGGAAAAGACGTTAAAGTTCCTTCTCTTATGAAACTTGTAGGAAAAGAAGAATTAACAGAATTTGAAAAAAGAAGATTAAAATTAAAAGCAGGTAGTTAATGACTACAAAAAACAAACATAAAGTTTCTGGCAAAAGATCAGGGCCACCTCCTTTGAGTGGCCCAAACCCCCAAGTCCCTCCCGTTAAACTAAATAGTGGAGGAGAAATGATTTGTCCTCACAGACCTGACGGTATTAGAGGTATGGGTGCTGCTATTAAAGGAATGAAATTTATAGGAGTTAGATAATGTGGTTTCAAGCAATCAAATTAGCCGTATCTGCTGGAAGTAAGATATACGCAAATAAACAAAAAGCAAAAATGGCAATGTCAGATGCACAATTGTTACATGCTGAGAAACAAGCACGAGGTGAGGAAGCTTACCAAGGCAAACTTTTAGAAGCAAGGCAATCGGACTGGAAGGACGAGGCGGTTCTCATAATTTTATCGACCCCCGTGTTAATTTTGGCGTGGGCGGTGGTATCGGATGATCCGACAGCGATGGACAAAGTAAAATTGTTCTTCGATATGTTCTCACAGCTCCCGAGCTGGTTCACAAATCTCTGGATTCTTGTCGTGGCGAGTATTTATGGGATAAAGGGAACTCAAATATTTAGGGGAGGTAAAAAATGAACCTAGAAAGAGATTTACAAAAACTTAAAAAAGAAAAACAGATGAAAGAATCTGCTATAGCTCAACTTAGAAAAAGAAGTAAAGATTCAATAGCTAGACCTAGAGCAGAAAAAAATATTTTATCAACTAGTCCAGAAATGCAAAAAATATAATGTGGGATTGGTTAAAAAAATTATTTACTCCTAAAAAACAAACACACAGTGATGATGTTTTAGATCAAATGAGTAAAGCTGATAGAAGAAAACTAAAAGCAGAAGGTAAAATCAAGTCTATTTACAAACCTTATTATTAGTATATAAGTTTTTAATGATCATAGACTATCCATTGATAAGAAGAGTAGCTGAAAAAAGAATAGAGTCTCTAAAAGAAACTCTAGTGTATACCGTTGACAATTTAGAACAACTTCACTATATTAGAGGACAAATCAAAGGCCTAGAGTCTTTGCTTCAGGATCTTAAAGACCTGCAAGAAAAACAGGAGCTACTAAATGACAAAGAACTTCGAGACTTCGAAGGAAGTACCTAAAAAAACAGAAGCATTATTAAATGCTTACAAATCAGAAGATGAAATCAAAGATACTAAGTTGGATGTTAAATCTATAGAAGATAATAAAGGTCTTTTAGAACGATTACCAACACCAACTGGTTATAGACTTTTAGTTTTACCATACGCTGGACCTCAAAAAACTAAAGGTGGACTTTATCTTGCTGACACAACTCAAGAAACAATACAGATGACTACCGTATGTGCATATGTATTGAAGATGGGAGATCTTTGCTACAAAGACAAAGAAAAATTTCCAGAAGGCCCTTGGTGTAAAAAGGGTGATTGGATTATTTTTGGACGTTATGCTGGATCTAGATTCAAAATAGAGGGCGGAGAAGTTCGTATTTTAAATGATGACGAAATAATCGCTAAGATTAATAATCCGGAGGATATTTTGCACGCATACTAACACATACGCAATTAAACAGGAGCTACAATGGAAAACACCGAAGAAATAAAAAATCCAGAAGTTGAATTAGATACTGATGGAGTAAAAGAACAAACATTTGAAGTCGAAGAACAAAAAGTCGAGACTTCTGAAACTGAATTACCTAAACAAGAAGTAGACTTAGGATATACAGAACCTAAGCCTGAAGGAATTGAAGGCATCACAGTTGAAACAGTAAAAGAAGAACCTAAACGAGAAGTTAAAGAAGATAGTCTTTCTGATGTTTCTGAAAAAGTTAAAAGAAGAATAGATAAGCTAACTTTTAAAATTAGAGAATCTGAAAGAAGAGAAAAAGCTGCTTTAGATTATGCAAAAGGGTTAAAAAACCAACTTGATGATACTAAAAATCGTTTCTCAAAAACTAGTAAGAGTTATATTGAACAATTTTCTGCTAGAGTCGTTGCTGAACAAGAAGATGCTAAAAAAGCATTAAGAGATGCTATTGCAGATCAAGATGCGGACAAAATAGCTGAAGCAAATTCTAGAATAGCTACTTTAGCGGTAGAAGCAGAAAAAGTTAAGATGACTCAAGCTGAAGAAGAGGCTAAAGAAGAAAAAGCTAAAGCTGAAGCTAAAATAGAACAACCAATACAACAAGCACCTCAAACAAACGTTGCGCAACCTTCTGGTAAAGCTAAAGAATGGGCTGAAAAGAATGAATGGTTCGGTAGCGATAGAATTATGACAAGTGCTGCATTCCAAGTTCACAATGACCTTGTTGAGCAGGGGTTTGACGCAGAGAGTGATGAGTATTATAATGAAATTGATAAAATTATGAAGGATAATTTTCCTCATAAATTTAGTCAACCACAGGAGCAAAAGAAACCCGTCCAAACTGTTGCCTCTGCACAAAGAAACCAAACCGGACGCCGATCAGTGAAACTCACCAAGTCACAAATAGTTATCGCTAAAAAACTAGGGGTGCCACTAGAGGAATACGCAAAATACGTGAAGGAGAATGCAAATGGATAATAATATCAAAAGAACCTCACGCCAGTCAGAGACTAGGCAAGAAACACAAAAACCTAGCGCTTGGGCTCCACCATCGAGTTTAGACGCACCACCCGCTCCACAGGGCTTTGCCCATCGTTGGATACGAACGAGCGTGGCTGGATTTGAGGATACAGCTAATGTAACCAAAAAATTCAGAGAAGGTTGGGAATTTGTAAGAGCAGAAGAGATTAAAAACTCAGCTGATGTAGGCAAATACCCGATCATCAATCAGGGGCAGTATCAAGGGTGTATTGGAATCGGTGGCCTTGTGTTGGCAAGGATACCTGAAGAGACATTAAAAAGCCGTGCAGAGTATTTCGACAGAATTACTCAAGACCAAATGGATGCGGTTGACAATGATCTAATGAAGGAACAACGACCTGAAATGCCAATCAATATTGATAGGCAATCAAGAGTTACCTTTGGTGGTAGTCGTAAAAAATAGTTTTTTTGCATTACCTACGGAGTTAGCTTGGAGTTAAACTAAACATAAAACGGAGAAAACAACTATGGCAAATCAACTAGAAAAGTTCGGTCTAAGACCGCACAGAAAACTAGACGGTACACCATTAGTAGGTGCTCAAAACAGATACACTATCAAAGCTAATTATGGAACTGCAATTTTCCAAGGTGATTTGGTTATTCCAACATCAACTGGAAATATTGAAAGACATACTGGTAATACTAGTGACGCTGTTGTGGGCGTTTTTAACGGAGTGTTTTATAACGATCCAACTACTCAAAAGCCAACGTTCAGTAATTACTACCCTGGTTCAATCAATCCAAGTGAAGGCAATATCACTGCCTTTGTTGTTGATGATCCAGATGCAGTATTTTTAATGGACGCTGATGAAGCTTTTACAAGAGCAGATCTGTTTAGAAACTACTCTGTTACTACTGCAGGCGGTGTAACACAAACAGGAATATCAAGCGTACAATTAGACGTAAGTGCTTCAGGCACTGCTGCTACTTTTGCGGTACAAGCAATCGATATATCACAGGATCCAGATAATTCGGATACTGCTACATCGAACGCTAACATTCTTGTTAGAATCAACAATCACTTCTATAGAAGTGGTACAGGCTTAGCGTAATAGATAAAGGAGAATAACTATGGCAATATCACGAGCACAGCTAGTTAAAGAACTAGAGCCAGGTTTGAATGCTTTATTCGGCCTGGAATATAACAGATATGAAAATCAACATGCGGAGATTTTCCCGTCTGAAACATCTGACAGAGCTTTTGAAGAAGAAGTAATGTTAAGCGGTTTCGCTTCAGCACCAGTTAAACAAGAAGGTGCGGGAGTAGTGTTTGATCAAGCAGGTGAAACTTTCACAGCAAGATACTCACACGAAACAATCGCTTTAGCATTCTCTATCACTGAGGAAGCAATCGAAGATAACCTGTACGACAGATTAGCTGCAAGATACACAAGAGCTCTTGCAAGATCTATGTCGAACACTAAGCAAGTTAAAGCAGCGTCTGTGTTAAACAATGCACAGAAAACATCTGGATTTAACGGTGGAGATGGCGTTTCATTAATTAACGCAAGTCACCCGTTAGCAACAGGTGGTACGTTTTCAAACGTATTAGCAACTGCTGCCGACCTTAACGAAACATCATTAGAACAATCTTTGATTGATATTGGTGCTTTTGTTGATGAAAGAGGCTTAAAAATTGCTTCTCAAGGTAGAAAAATGATAATTCCAAAAGAATTACAATTTACTGCAGAAAGATTGATGAAATCACCTCAAAGAGTCGGTACTGCTGACAATGACATCAACGCGATTGTGAACATGGGG